TCGTTTATTCCATTTGTCTTATGGTTAGTGCCCATCGTTATAAACGTTCGGATGTCTTCTCACGCTGTATCAAAGAGTACCACGCTGATTATGACGCATCCCATTCCATCATTGCCGCACTTAAACGTCGACTTCTTCGCTGTTACGAATCACTCAAAAATTCAGTCTCATCTTACTTTGTTTCATCCAGTCCCGGCGGTGTTTACGATCTTCAGGTTTACCCTTATGCACCTATCCATTTTCAGCTCGAACACGAAGTGCACTACCGCTCACCCGCCCAACCTGTTCAAGAGGACGATATTGCTGTTTACCCCACACCCCAAGCTATCGAATCCGAGGTCAACTCGCCACACCCTGACACCGTCACTTCTCAATCATTTGACTTATCTCCTCCCTCTTTGACCCTACCCACCACACCTCTATCACCACCTGTGTCTCCACCCACTCCACTTTACTACGACGCGTTGGATCTCGCTGCTGCCGTTGATGATCTTCTCAATGATGATCCGATGCCCGCCACTATTTTAAAAGATGCTCCGTCTACTGTCGATCCACCTCCGGCTCCTAAAGACGACCCACTCCCAGATCCACCCGCTCGCCCTCATGTGTCTCATCTCACTTTTCTTCAATTACCGACCCGTGGCCTTGTTACTCCATCATTACAACCGATCTCTCAACCACCCATGCGCATATTATCTCTCGCTGAAGATGAACCTACGGCCCTTCCACCTCGCTTTCGTTTGGCCGACGTCTGCACTGCTGACGTCGAACTTTCGCATGTGTCAAATTCGGCTTATCACTTTATTGATCGACTTTTACCATCACGTACTCCTCACGTTCTATCCCACAACGGTCAAAGTTTTCCTTGTCCATCTCGTGCTGCTGCAAAGATTTTTCCTCTTCTAACGGGTGCCAATGCCCGCTCTAATTTCCATGACATCGGTGCTGGCCCAGGTCACCTCGGGCGCGCCATTCGTACTGCATATCCCCAATCTCGCATCCACGGTATCACATATGGTATCCCTGTTTCACCGTTCAACAGTCGTTTCTACGACTCAGTCGTCGAATGTGACATACGTGTCTTCAATGCTACACTTCCAACTGATTCGCGCAACCAACACGTCATCATATCTGATATTGGTGACGTTTACGTTTGGCTTGATACACTTGATGCTGTTATTGCATATTTGTTGCGATATCCATATCCATCTACACTCGCAATTATCAAATGCTTTTTACCAACTTACAGCGTCCCATGTTTTGACGCCGTCTATAAACTTTGTCAAATTGGTCAGCGTGTTTCTTATCATCGTTCTATCTTCTCCGGTGAACAGAATCATGAAATTTACATATTGCTCCATGGTGTTCGCTTACCTCGCATTTGTTTGTCTGCATTTACTTACACCTTTCAGACCTTTTATGATGATGTTGAATATGCCCGTCAGTCTGCTGTTTCTACTCTAGCCACTCGTCACCTTGTCTCTGTCTCTGCTTCACCCTCTGACCTTACCCCAGAGTCGCGTCGTCTACAAACGACCATAGCTGTTCTTGACTCCTTTTGGGACCATTTTACCGCCGACGCACCACCTACAATGAAATTCACCAAGCCGTCACGTTGGATCACGTCAATTGATGTTCGTATTATCACTGCAGTACCTGCTGCTGGGAAGAGTGACTGGCTTCGACGTCAACGTGGTCGTCTACTTTTCATCGTACCTACTCGTCACCTTGCTGATGATTATCAGCGCAAAGGTTTTCAAGCCGTTACTTTCCATGTTGCACTGACTCACCCTATCAATGTCACTCATCTCGTCGTCGACGAATGCTACACTTTCCGTGAACCATACTTCTTTGTGCTCGCTTCGTGCGCTAAGTACCACACATTTTGGCTGTCTGGTGATCATCTTCAAGTTGGGTCTATCGATTTTACCAATGATCAACATTTTACGCAATATCGTGTTTTGGCGCCGCCAGACACATTCAATCACCATAGTCTTGGTTTGCCGCATGATTCTGCTTTACTTCTATCAGGTCTCGGTTACCATCACGTTACAACATCTTCATCTGTTGTTAGTTCGATTAATTATGTGAATTGTCAGATTGAGTCCGCTGCTGAGCTTCGACGCC